ACGAACTCAGAGTCGCCCTCAAGCAGTGCTACACCCAATACGAAGCCTTAAGGAAGTGACATGGCAACATCGATCCCATCATGGGTTTTGACATATGACAGCCTAACTAGCTCGGTTCTGCAATATTTGGAACGTCAAGACGCTGCGGTTGTTAATGCCATTCCTACGTTTATCACCTTGGCTGAATTTGAGATTGCTCAAGAAATAAAAACTCTTGGTCAGCTTCAGTTAGTGGAATCAACCTTGTTGGCAGGCAACCCGGTGCTGGACAAGCCGGCGCGGTGGCGCAAGACAGTGTCGATGAACGTGACTGTCAGCGGCAAGAAACAACCCATTTTCCTGCGCAAGTACGAATATCTGAAAAACTACTGGCCAGATAGCACCCAGACGGATGTCCCCAAGTACTACGCAGATACAGACTGGGAGCACTGGTATCTCGCTCCGACCCCAAATGATGACTATTCGTTCGAGGTGCTGTATTACGAGCGAATCTCTCCACTGAGTTCAACGAACCAAACGAATTGGCTCACACAGAATGCGCCAAACGCCATGCTGTTCGGGACCCTGTTGCAGGCGATGCCATTCTTGAAGAATGACCAGCGTCAGATTTTCCAGCAGAAGTATCAGGAAGCGCTCCAAGCATTGAAAACCGAAGATGTTGCTCGTGTTGGAGACAGACAAGCCATTGCCGTGGATAGCTGATCATGACTACATATACAAATCCCTACACAGGACAGACCATCAGCCCATCACAGGTGGGCTATGAGTCAATTACCATTTCAGTGGACACTGAACTTCAGTGGCCCATTAACGGTAATACAACGAGCGTTGTTGCAAACATCATTGAGGTGTCGGCGACAACAGGCGGTTTAAAGCTCAAGATGCCGCCTGCGACACAGGTGTCTAATGGCCAGAGCGCTTTAATCAGAAATATCGGTGCAAACGCATTCACGGTAGTAAACCAGAGCAATGGCACGATCGTTAACATTGCTTCTGGAGTTGCCCAATACATCTATGTAACCAACAACACGACGATTAACGGCACATGGCAAACTGTGACGTTCGGCGCAGGCACATCTGCTGCGAATGCCGCTACTTTGGCTGGGAATGGCCTTGAGGCTACTAGCACCACGCTAAATACGGTAACGCCAGTTACGTTGTTTTCGTCAAACTACAATATTCAAACAACAGACCAATCCAGCTTGTTGGTATGGACGGGTGGTGCTGGGACTGCAACGTTGCCAGTAGCGGCGACTGCTGGTGCGAACTGGTACGTCGTGATTAAGAATGACGGCACAGGCATATTGAATATTGCTCTACAGGGCACGGACACGATTGATGGCCAAGTTAGTGCTCAGTTGCAAATCGATGAGTCATTTGTTGTAGTGTCTGATGGTTCTGACTACTACAGTTATGGCTACGGCCGGTCAGCGACTTTCTTTTTTACCCAGCTATCCAAGAATGTCACCGGCGGCACGGTCACGCTGACATCCGCCGAAGCGGCAAATATTATTCAGGAATACTCTGGTGTTCTGACATCAAACTGCTCGGTAATTTTGCCACCGACGGTGCAGCTTTACTCGCTAAGAAACACCACGACTGGATCATTCAGCCTCACTTTCCGTACTGCTGCTGCAGGTGCGGCTACGTTAGTTTTGCCGCAGAACCAAACGATTATTGCAATCTGTGACGGCACAAACGTCTACAACTCTCAGACGGCCACATCAAGCACTATTAGTCAATTGACGCTTGGCAACGGCTCTGCCGGTGCGCCATCGTTGTCATTCCTAAGTAGCGCAACGACTGGTTTATATCTAGCCGCATCAAACCAGCTTGGTATTGCGGCAAATGGCGCAAATGTTGCGACGTTTACGCCAAATGGACTTGCGGTTCCAGTGGGCATTAGTGGCGGAGCGTTTTAATGACTGCAAAGGTCGTCACTCTTCAAGTTGGTGCTGGGATTCAGCGCGACGGAACGACTTTTGCTGCTCCCAGCTACATCGACGGGAAGTGGGTTCGTTTCCAGTATGCACGACCAAGAAAAATTGGCGGCTACAACGGGGCTTTCTTGAATTCGACCGGCATAAGCCGTGGCATGATCATGAGCGCCGACAACGGTCTGAACTACGTTATTTCTGGCTATTCAGGTGGTATTGAGCAGTGGATTACAGACAACGATAACGGTATCGGTTCTGGGCCTACCGCGTTCACCATCACTTCTGGGTTCACTTCGAACGCAAACAACCTGTGGCAGTTTGATATTGGCTACGACCCATTTGGTAACGGTAAGAACAATCTTATTGCTCACCCGGGTCGGAATCTCACTGACATCTCGTCTACCGTAAACACTCGTCCGCTCATCGGCGAATTTACAGGCACCACCATGGCTCCAGTTGGCGTGTTTACAGCGTCGGGGACGACAACGAACGGCAGTCCGACGGTCACGTTTGCGACCATAATTGTGGCGATTGGGCCCGGAGTAACTGTTACTGGAACCGGCATCCCAGCAAACACAACCGTCGTATCTGCGCTCGAGGTTTCTGGGGTTTGGACAGTTACGCTTGACAAAAACGCCACTGCGTCTGGCACCGTTACTCTGACGTTTGACAACAATATCAGCGTATCTGGCGGCTGCGTCATGCTTTATCCCTATCTGTTTGTATACGGCAACAACGGCTTGATTAAGAACAGCGCTGCAGGCGACTTCAACAACTGGACTTCTTCTGATTCCAACGAGAACAGCGTGGCATCCGTCAAGGTCGTCAAGGGCTTGCCGGTACGAGGCGGTACGACATCGCCTGCCGGGTTGTTCTGGACACTGGATTCACTCGTGCGTGTCACTTACTCGCCGACCACGGTCGGCAATCAGACTCTGTACTGGCGATATGATCTGATCACCCAGCAGTCATCGATTCTGTCTTCGCAATCAGTGATTGAATATGACGGCATCTACTACTGGTGCGGTGTGGACCGTTTCTTGATGTACAACGGCGTGGTGCAGGAAGTCGAAAATAAGCAAAACTTCAACTATTTCTTCGACAACTTGAACTACGTCCAGCGCCAAAAAGTTTGGGTTACCAAGGTGCCGCGTTGGGGTGAAATCTGGTGGTTTTTTCCCTCTGGTGACAGCGCAGAATGCAATGACGCGGTTATTTACAACGTCCGCGACAAGGTTTGGTACGACGCTGGCAAGGCCATGGGCGCCCGGCGCTCTGCCGGGGTGTTTTCTGAGGTATTCCGCAAACCCATTTGGGGCGGCTGGGACCAGAATGAAGAAAGCAAGTACACCCTGTGGCAGCACGAGACGGGCACTGACGAGGTTTATACGAACCAAGTCAACGCGATTGACTCGTACTTCGAGACAAACGTCATCGGAGCCCGTACAGGGCTTGTAGGGGCCGTAGATCAGCCCGGTGACAACGTGTGGACCCGTTGCGAGAGAATCGAACCAGACTTCGTCCAAGTCGGCGAGATGACGGTTGTAGTGACCGGTAACGGCTACGCGGAAGACCCGCCGCAGGATTCTGAGCCCTACCCGTTTGACCCGGACACGCCTAAGGTCGACATGAAAGAGCAGCGACGCCAGATGCGTTTGCGGTTCAGAAGCAACACTCAAAATGGCAATTACTTCATGGGTCGCATTCTCTTAAGTCTGGATACAGGCGACGTTCGCGGTACAGGAAATCCATAATGATTACCTATGACCCGCGTGGAATGACTTGGGATGAGTACTGTAAACTGATGGCCGATCTGTTTGCGCCTAATCAACTGGGGTATGTCCCAGAAGATAACTGGAGAATGTGGGTCAGCGGCTTGAACGGTATTGGGTACTTTGTGGAGTCAGGCGTGCCTGACCATCGAGGGTTCGATACTTGGCAGCAGTGGGCAGAGCAGATGTGCGGAATTATGAGTCTTGACGCGTAAATATTAGGAATCAGTATGGCTCTTGATGCTTTTGCCGAACAATATTTTGCTAGTTTGCCGGATGGTGAGGCAAGACGAGCCGAGGCTTTGGCTATTAATGAGCAGGTTAGGGCAATGGAAGCGGCGAATGCGGCTTCCAGCGCTGCCTCTAGCGCTGCACCAGCACTGTCATTTTCTTATCCTGCAGATACGGAATTTGTTGGCCCACCAGCCCCTCTGTCGTCGGTTTCGTCACAGGTTTCAAATGTCGCTGCGCAGCCTGATCTAGGTTCTCAGCCTGCAGCGCAAGCATATACCCGCGATTATCCAGAAGGGCCGTTGCCATCGGCCATCAATATGCTGCCAACCAATTCATCGGCGCTGAACGCGCCTTTGACGGATGCAGAGAAGCTGGTTACCCAAGAGTACGCGAAGCTTGGTCGTGCTGGTTTTGGCACTGATGAGACATCGATCGATCAGCCGGGGTTTGATTACTGGAAGGAACAGCTTACCAGTGGGAAGATGACGCCTGCGCAATTTGTGGCTGCGTTTGATGAGGCGGCAGCCATGCCTAAGACGCCCGAACAAATTGCAGCGAGGACCTATGGCATCTACGGTCGCGCAGGTTTGGGTAATGAACAAAACCAGATTGACCCGGCTGGATACAACTATTGGACTGGCCAACTGAAGTCTGGCGCTTTAACTCCTGAAGACTTTTCCAAGCGCATATCTTATGACTTGTCGAAAGACACAAAATTCGGCAAAGATATTCCGGGCTTAGATGTTCACAATTATTTCTATGAGCACAAAGATAACCCGTATCAAGTAGCAGAATACGCAGCAACTAGAGGTTTAACAGGCTCTGATATCTCGCGTGCGACTGGCTTGAATCAGGATCAGGTGCGTGACTACTTTAAGCCGGTGTTCTCACCCTTAGACCAATTAATTGACAAACCGGGCCGCGGTGTTGGCGGTCAATATGGCAGCGTCAACGGGATGCCAATCCTAAGCAGAGGTATCCTTGATCAGTTGATTGATTCGGACATGTCAGTTAGAGGCCCCGGTTCAAACTTCATTACTGGCGGCGATAAGGTAAGTGCTGACAATGCACTGGGCTGGGATACTTTCTCAGACAGTGCTCAATATGCTCGTGGTAATGCAGCTTTTGGTGTTGAGCGATTCCCGGGTGGAATGGGTAGAAAGGAAGAAATTTCGGGCGACATTCTAGGCCTCGCGAAGGCGTTCAACGTCAATCCCGATGATTTCATGAGGACTCAAACCTCTCAGTTTGGGCCACCAGTTCAAGAACTCGATAAGAATGCGCTGTATGACGCGCTGTCTGAAAGAACGCAAGATTACTATCGTGTAGCGGGCGCAGTAAATAAAACACCTACAGAGTCTGCCGCAATTAATCGCCCGGACATCTCAGGCAACCACGCGTCGATTCTGTACAAGTCTTACGGCGACAAGCTGGTCCCGATGGGTGACCCCACCTATTACAACGCCGCATACAAGGTAAAAGACAATACATTGCAGACAGTTGCGATGGCGATTCCGATGTTTTTCCCAGCCGTTGGTCCGGCAATTGGTGCTGCGTTAAACCTATCTGGCACGGCTGCGGCTGTGGTTGGTAATGCGTTGTTTAACGCAGGCGTTACTGCACTAGCAGGGGGTGATCCATTAAAGGGTGCTGTTGCCGGCGGTGTAGGTGGATTTGCTCAATCACTCTCTGGCCCCGTTGCTGCGAACGTGCTAGGTGCTGGTGATGAAGTGTTGGGTGCCACAAGAATCGGTGAGATTGCGAAGATCGCAGGAGTAACTACAGACACTGTACAGAACGCCATATCTTCATCATTGGCTGCAGGGTTCAATGCAGCGGTTCTGGGTGGAGAAGACCCTCTAAAAACATTCGGGTTGCAGTTGGCGGCTTCCTTTGTGGGGGCGCAGGCAAAAGACAAGGTAATGCAGTATGTTTCGACCCTTGATAAGAATCAGTTTAACAAGGCCGCAACCTACGCAGCAGGCGCTGCGGATTCTGTCAGTCGCTCAGTTATCACTGGTCAACCGATTGCTGAAAATTTAGTGGCTGATCTATCGGACACTTACAAGCAAATCGATGATGCATTTTCAAACAACCGCTACAAGCAAGTTGAAGAGGCGTTCTCGGAAGGCGTGACTCCCGGGGTGGGTAAGCAAGTTGGTCCTGCACTTGCCGGACTTGACCTTACGCCTGCAGATATCAGTCGCATGATTCAGGAAGGAAAACTTGGAGACCTACCAGAGGGGGGTTATTACGACGCCGACGGAAAATTACACCTTGTCATTAGGGGTGCTAAAGATGATACATCATCCCCATTAAACACTCTCGACAATACCATTGGTACACCGAAGCGAGAATTAGAGATTCGCTCACTGTTCGGTATCGGAACTCCAGACCCTAATTCACCCTACAAGTCACTGCTCGGTGGCTCAGGAGCAAGTGGTTTTTCTGACAAACCGCCCGATCCAAACGCTTGGACCATCATTGCGACCGATTTTGGTAAGCCGCCGGCTGCAATTGAAGCAGAACTTAAAGCCTATAAGCAAGAGAATGATCGATTAGTCGATTTGGGCGAAATTGAAACGTGGCAAAGAGACGAAAGAAACGAGAAGGCTGACAAGGCGATCAGCAAAGCCCGTGCTATCGACATGGCCGCCCGATCTTATCAGGTAGACCCTGCTGAGATCGTAAAAAAAGATTACAAGCACGAACTTGCAGAAGCAAAGAAGTTTGTCGAGGACGCCGATAAAGAAGTAGAAAAAACCAAGGTTAAAGTTGAGCCGACCGAAGACAAGGAAGATAAATTTGAGAAGGCTAAGGTCGAAGCTGACACTGCTAAAGCAGACACGAAGGGTTCAAACCTCGAGAAGGCTGTAAATTTTGAACTAAACAGAATTCGCGACCAAGGCGCAACCGGCGGTGCCGGGGGCGGCGGAGGTGGTGGCGGTGGAGGTGGAGGTGGCTTAACCGGTGGCGGTGGTGACGCTGGCGGTGGCGGAGGTAAAGCTGGCTCTGGTGCTCTTCCGGGTGGCGGTAGCACTGAAGCCGACAGGAATGCAGACATCGTACTTGCATCAGGAACTGGCCCACTGACCATCGGCCCGGGCGCTTCTGGCGGAGATGGCATGACCTATCCCGGCGCGACTGGGACGGAAGGGCCATATCCGCTTGGCTCTGGTGTTGGAAGCAGCGCAGGAGCGGCCACAGGCGCAGGCGCGACAACTGGCGCAGGCACAAGCACTGGTAATGCGACCGGTGCCATAGCGGGCGTTGGCGCAGGCACTGGCGACGTAATTAGCGGCGGTCTGGGAGCAGGCGCTGGTACAGGAACTGGATCAGGAACTGGGACGGGCGGTGGTCTGGGCTCAGGCGCTGGAACAGGCACAGGTGCGGGAACTGGGGCCGGAACCGGCGCTGGGACTGGCACGGGAACTGGAGATGGTACAGGTGGTGGTACAGGTTCTGGCTCGGGCTCTGGGTCTGGAACTGGGATTGGCACGGCTATTGGCACTGCAATCGGCACGGCGATCGGATCAATTCTTGGGTGCGATACTGTAGTCGGTGGTGGAGGCGGAGGTGGCGGCGGGGGCGGCAAGAAAAAGGAGAAGAAAAAACAATCGCCTGATGTATGTATCTGCGGCGTACCAGTTGACTGGTTAGACACGATGGCTGTCTTGCTCAATACCCGAGGAGGTCCTCAGACTGGCCCACTAGGTGCTGCTGTTCTGAAGCCAATAAATTACGCACAGGGCGGGTTAGCTTTTGCTGATGGGGCGAGTGTTGAATTGCAGAGTATTTACGATATCTGCAAGAGCGCTCCGAAATTCTACGACTGCAAATCAGCAGACATTTTGCAAACAGCCGGAATAAAGAAGAAAAATGTGATTACACCATCTGAACTACGTCAAATCTTGCCGAATATATCCTGCCAAGGGAACATGGGTGGCATGGCCTCCGGCGGGTTGCCTCAAAAATACGAGAAGGCGGCTCCTGATGGCCACAACCCTGAGTTCATCACTGGCTTGACTGGCTACTATGCGGACGGCGGTGGCACCGGCCAGTCTGACGACATCCCGGCCATGCTGCACGATGGTGACTATGTTATGGACGCAGAGACGGTATCGTCGCTTGGGGACGGCTCCAGCAAGGCTGGGCGCAAGGTTCTGGACGGGTTCAGGAATCAAGTCCCGCATAAGGATGTGGCAGAAGGTAAGGTCGTCCCGGCCAAGATCGCCGACGGGGAATACGTTTTCCCGGCAGCATTTGTCACGGCGCTCGGAGGAGGCGACAATAGGCGTGGTGCTGATATTTTGGACGGGCTGCGCGAAAAATTACGGGCTCACAAACGTGCTGCGCCCTTAGATAAAATCCCACCAAAAGCCAAATCACCACTGGCTTATATTGGGAAGACGAAAGGTTAAAAATGGCAAATGCACTTACAGATGCGTTGCAATCGTCCCAGACGAAGGCGACAGAAGCGCCGGCGTTTTATACGGACTATTTGACCAATCTTGCGACGCAAGGCAAAACGGCAGCGTGTCAGGCACAGTTTATAGGAGCCCAGCCGCTTCAAACGCAGGCATTCCAGAAAGCTTGCCAAAACTTTGGCAAATATCAGCCTGCGTTTCAAACTGGTCAGGGATATGTAGGGCAAGCAGCCGGTCAGGACATTACCGGCGCAACGTCGCCGTATCTGCAAGCAGGGACCAGCAGGAGCCCTCTATGCGCCGCTCAAGGCATGATCTGTCAAGCAGCCGGGTTAAACATGGGTTGCTTGGCTAGTAGCTACATGAGCCCGTACATCAAAAGTGCGGTGCAGTCGATGTCCGACATTGCTCAACGCAACATCCGTCAGAATCTTTCGCCGATGGCCACGTCGGCTGCGGTGGGCTCTGGGCAGTTCGGATCGCAGCGCGGTGCTCAAGTGATGGGTCAGATTCAGCAGCAAGCGCAGCAGGATTTGAATTCTCAAATCTCACAAATGCTCAACTCTGGCTATGGTCAGGCGTTAGGTGCTGCACAGACAAAACAGCAGGCATTAGGCAACTTGGCGCAGCAGATTGCAGAAGCGCAGAAGGCGCAGAATTTGGCAAACCTTACTGCGGCTCAGACAGCGGGTTGCGCGGCTGCAAAAGAAGCGGCAGCAAAAACTCAAGCGGGTCTTGCGGCAGGCACTTTGGGGCAACAAGGATCGGCAGCAAACTTGGCCTGTATCAACGCGCTGGCAACGCTGGGTGGTCAACAACAATCCATTCTTCAGAACGAGCAGAACTATCCGCTGGCCAAGCTACAGACGCTGTCTAGCCTACTACAGGGTTATCAGGTTCCGACCAGCGTCAAGACGACACTGTGCATGTCGCCTTTCTCTGCGTTGGGTGCATTGGGAAGTGGCGCTCTTGGAGTGCTGGAAAAATGGCCAAATATCAAAAGCGGTATCAGCGACATATTTGGTACTTTTGGCGATCTTTTCGGTTTTGCCGATGGCGGACAAGTTGGTGGTCCTGTTGGTTGTTATGCCAGTCGTCCTCTCGAGCAAGGCTGCTGCTCTTGCTGTTCTTCTATGTATGCGCGTGGCGGGAAAATTGCTGCCGGTGGTGTGGGTTGCTACTCCACGCGCTCATACGGCGCTCTACCTTACAAGAAAGGTTGACCCATGGCTGACAGACCAATTGAAAAAACGATGCCGCCGGCATACGATATCAAGGCCCCTTTTGATATCAGAACATTGAATCCTGCTGGTCGTGAAATTCCTGAAATTAAGCAATCTCAAGAAGAAGCGATACGGGCAAACGAGGATTTAATAAAAGCGCTGCAAGAGCGCTACGCGAAACCAAACTGGTTCAAGATCGCAGCAGGGTTTGCCAAGCCACAATTGGGTGGCTTTCTTGCGTCTCTCGGCTCTGCAGCCGAGGCTATGGGTGAAGATGTTGAAGCACAGCGTGCGATTGAGCCTACGATTGCGCGGATGCGTGCTGAGGTGGCCGCAGGTCGATCAGGTTTAATGCAAAGAACTGAGCAAGAGCGGGCCATTAGAGAATACGATGCGAAAGGCAAAAAAGATGTAAGCGAACTGCGTCGCATTTTGAGTCTTGATCCTGATTCTCCGATTGCCAAATCCATCGAAAAACGAATTCCGTTAGAACAAGAACGCCGTGCAGAGACTGTAGCTGGCCTTGAAATTCAAGAAGCTTTGCAAAAGAACCCTTCTTTGATCATTACTGATCCGACTTACAAAGGGATTGCAATCCCGGAAGATAAGCAAAAGGACTACATCGATCAGGTAAACAATGGTCGTCCCAAGGGCATTAGTCCTGCGTCTTGGAATGCAATGACCTTCCCGCAGCGCCAAGAAGCGATCGCCAAGGCTGGGTATGATCAGCTTCAACAAGGCATGAAAGAGGGTCAGGTTTCTGCGATGAACGCCGAGCGTTCTCATGATGTGCTTGACGAGCTTGTAAGCCTTCGTACATTGGCGACTGATCCAAGTCTGAAGCCAGTTTTTGCTTTGTTCCGCGATGGTGATTTGTTTTCACAGCTTCGTGCTTTCATGGAAAAAAATCCCGGCAATATAAATAATGCCGTTGAAGGTCTTGTGGCTGCAAAGTTGGCAGAATTAACTAATGTTGACGAGGCTACAAAAGCCAAATTTGACAAACTTGTCAAAGGTATTGGTGAGGTTGAAACACGACTGCGGGGTACTTTGAATAATCCGACTGATGCCGCGAGTTTGTTGAATTCTCAGCGGTCGCCTAGTCTCATGAATTCACAAGCTGGTTTTGTTGGGATCATCGACCAACTTGGGTTGAATGCCTATCGAGACATTGAGATGCATCATTTGCGTCGTCAAAAAGGGTTGACTGATGCTGATTTAATGGACACTAGCGAACTGCGTAAATTCAGAAACCAAACTCGCAGCCTGCGCCAACAATTGGCATCTCAGAACGCGCTTGAGACAACGCCGTCATGGTTTTTCCCAGAAGAGGGACGAACACCATTTCCGGCTGCGCCTGTAACGCCAGCGCCAGTACCGGCAGCAGAGCCGAAGGCTGCAGCCAAACCCGAGGGCGGCGGCACATTGCTTGATCGATTGAGAAAAGAAAGAGAACGTCGACGCCCTTCACAACCGTGAGATGACACATGGATTTTTCCAAGCTTAGTGATGATCAGTTAGCCATAGCAGAAAAAGTTGCTGCTGAGGCGCAACGTCAGGGCATCAACCCTGACTTTGTGCTTGCTATGGTCATGCAGGAAAGTGGATTTAATCCAAAAGCCATATCAAAGAAGGGTGCGATCGGTGTCATGCAGTTGATGCCAGATACAGCAAAAGGGCTGGATGTCGATCCCAACGATGTCGATCAAAATATTCGTGGCGGTGTCAAGCTGATCAAGCAATTGACCCAAAACAAAAACATCGGTAACGATCCGCACAAGGTGCTGATGGGGTACAACGCAGGCCCCGGCACGAAGTTTCTGAAGACTGGTAATGAGCAAGACCTTCCAGATGAAACTTTGGATCACGTTTTGAAGATCGCCGATTTTTCTGGTGGGAAGCTGCCACAGGTTAATTTTGCTGGTGCCAAGGAAGAGCCACCCGCAGAGGAGCCTCCAAAAACTGAAGAAGCCAAAGTGCCAGACGTTCCGAGTGAGGGTAAGCCTTTGGCGAAGGTGGCAGAACGTAAGGAAGAACCGAAGAAGCGTGAACTGTCAGTCCCAATGTCTGCGATTGCAGGGGCTGGTTTGGGCGCTGGTTCTGGTACAGCATACGCAACCCTCAAAGCCAAGATCGACGCCTTTAACCAGTTGCAGGAAGCGCTTTCAAGACGTTCAGAACCTATTTTTGGTGAAGCGCCTGCAAGAATGTCATCAACAGGACGGCTTGAGCCCACGTTAGGTGAGCCAAAGACTTACGGTGGCGAAAAATGGCAAAGAGCTTTGACGGGCGTCGACGTTCCAAATGCTCAGATGAACAAGCAGTCGTTAGACCTTGGTAAGCAATTGGCTGAAGCGGTGGGTCCAAAAGGCGGTCCGTTTGCTGGTGGAGAGATTCGCGGCGGTGTGATTGTCGGTCCTGAGATCGGAGCCAAGACACCACCACCTCCGCCGGAACCAAAGCCAGCACCTGCTAAACCGTCATCACGTTTTCCAACAGCAGCGAGGTACGCTGGTGCCCTGTTGAAATACCCGGTAGGTGGTGCGTTAGCCGGGTTAGGCACTGGAGCTACTTTGGCTGATGTTTACAATCGTTATTATGGTGGTGACAAG